GGCAGAAGATGTTGTTGTGCCCTATGGTGCAAGTAATCTTGAGACTGCCGAACGCGTAACGCACGTCATGCGTAAGACTCCGAATGAAGTCCGTAAGCTTCAGGTGTCTGGCTTCTATCGTGATGTGGAGATGGGTGATCCGACCGACACATTCGATGATGTCGAGAAGAAAATTGCAGAAAAGATGGGCTTTAGCGCGACGCAAGATGACCGCTACAAGCTCCTTGAAATGCACGTCGATCTTGTCCTAGAGGACGATCCGTTTGCAGATGAAGACGGTATTGCACTGCCTTATGTTGTAACGCTTGAAAAAGCTACGATGACGATTCTGGCGATTCGTCGTAATTGGCATCCAGACGATACAACCAAAGCGAAGCGCAACCACTTCGTTCACTACGGCTACGTACCGGGCTTTGGCTTCTACGCATTTGGTTTGATTCACCTCGTTGGAGCGTTTGCCAAGTCAGGCACTTCACTGATCCGTCAGCTTGTGGATGCGGGCACACTTAGCAATCTGCCGGGTGGCTTTAAGACTAAGGGCTTGCGCGTTAAGGGTGACGATACACCGATTGAACCAGCAGAATGGCGTGACGTGGATGTAGCTTCGGGCACGATTCGCGACAACATCATGCCGCTCCCTTATAAGGAGCCGTCACAGGTTCTGTCTTCACTATTAGGTGTAATTGTTGAAGAAGGTCGTCGCTTTGCGTCGGCTGCGGACATGAAGATTTCCGATATGTCAGGGCAGGCTCCTGTAGGAACCACGCTGGCTATTCTGGAACGCTCGCTGAAGATCATGTCTGCGGTACAAGCCCGCATTCACTACGCGATGAAACAGGAGTTCAAACTCCTGAAGAATATCATCCGTGACTACACTGATGACGAATATAGCTATACACCGTATGAAGGTACGCGTCGTGCTAAGGGTTCGGACTATGACTTAGTGGAAGTCATTCCGGTATCAGATCCGAATGCGGCAACGATGGCGCAGAAGGTTGTGCAGTACCAAGCAGTTATTCAGCTTGCGCAGACTGCCCCGCAACTCTATGACATGCCGCTTCTCCATCGTCAGATGTTGGAAGTTCTGGGTATCAAGAACGCCCAGAAGCTCATTCCAATGAAGGACGACATGAAGCCGCGTGATCCGGTCTCTGAAAACATGAACGTGCTGAACGGTAAGCCGGTGAAAGCGTTTATTTATCAGGACCACAAAGCACACATTCAGGTGCACATGGCTGCGGTACAAGACCCGCAGATTGCTCAGCTCGTTGGTCAAAGCCCGATGGCTGGTCAGATTCAAGCTGCTATGCAGGCTCACATCGCTGAACACTTGGCGTTTGAATATCGCAAACAGATCGAAGAAGCAGCAGGTGTTCCATATCCGGCTCCGGACGCCGAGATGTCAGAACAGACCGAACTGGAGATTTCTCGTCTCGCAGCGGCAGCCGCAGAAAAGGTGCTTGGACAGAACAAGCAGCAGGCAGCAGCCCAAGCAGCTCAACAAGCGGCGCAAGACCCGGTTGTTCAGATGCAGCAGAAAGAACTTCAGATCAAGGAAATGGATGCACAGACCAAGGCGAAGAAGATTGCCGTGGATGCAGCCGCAAAAGCAGATCAACTCGCAATCGAGCGCGAGCGCATTGCTGCACAAGAACGTATCGCTGGTCTTCAGACTGGCGCAAAGATTGCTTCGGAAAAGGCTCGTCTCTCCGCTCAGGAACTCAAAGATGGTCTTGAGATGGGAATCGACATTGCCCGTGAGCAAAGGGACGAGGAACTTGCTCGTCAACAAGCCCAACAACCCGAACGCAAGGAGGGTGAATGAGTAACGACCTACTCAAGTATCTGTCAGACAAGATACAAGAGGAAATCAAAGTTCTGTCCGATGATTTGGCGCTGGGAACGGCAAAGGATCACGGGGACTACAAGTATGCCGTCGGCATGATTCGCGGTTTGATGATCGCAAATAACGTTCTAGTAGAAACTTCAGACAAGATGGAGCAATTTGATGACTGAAATCCTCATCGGCACAAACCCCGATAACCCCGAGGAAGCAACAGTTTTGCCGGAAGGCGAAGCTGCAAAAGCAAAGCAACTACCCGATCCTTCTGGCTACCGCATTCTGTGTGCATTGCCGGAGATTGATAACGCGTACGAAAGCGGAATTATCAAGGCGGATATTACTAAACAGCACGAAGAGTTACTGACTACTGTGCTATTTGTAATCAAGCTAGGTCCGGATGCGTACGGCGACAAAACACGGTTCCCAAACGGAGCTTGGTGCAAAGAGGGCGACTTTATTTTGGTCCGCCCACATGCCGGTACGAGGGTAAAAATCCACGGTCGTGAATTCCGAATCATTAACGATGATGCGGTTGAAGCGGTGGTTGAAGATCCGCGTGGCATTTCCAGAGCCTAAAGGAGGCACAAATGGCTGAAGCAACAGAAAAGGATGACTTCGAGTTTGAAGTCGAGAATGATGAAAACGAAGAAGTCGTTGAATCTAAAGGTAAAACAGCAAAAGCTGATGTTGACCTTGAAGTTGTAGACGACACCCCAGAGGAAGACCGAGGCCGTCATCCGCTCCCGAAGGAGTTGGTTGATGAGTTAGAAGCTGATGAGCTGGACGAGTATTCCGATAAGGTAAAGACTCGTCTGAAGCAGATGAAAAAGGTTTGGCACGACGAGCGCCGTGAAAAAGAACGCGCCTATCGTGAGCAGCAGGAAGCTGTGGCTTTAGCCCAAAAGCTTGTTGAGGAAAACAAGAAGCTGAAAGCTAATTTGAGCAGTGGAGAGAAGACTCTTCTCGATACTTATAAGCAGTCTGCTGAGCTAGAAATAGCTGCTGCGGAGCGTTTGTATCGTGACGCCTATGAATCTGGTGATACAGACAGAGTGGTCGAAGCGCAGCGTAAGCTGAATGAAGCGACCTACAGAATGCAGCAGATAAACAACTATCGCCCTGAGTATGCTTTACAAGAGAGTAATAATGAGGTAAATGTACCCCAACAGAACGTGGCACAAAAACCCGTTCTTGATGCCAAGACTAAAGCGTGGCAAGAGCGCAATAGTTGGTGGGGCACAGATAGCGAAATGACGGCGACCGCACTGGGTCTCCATCAGAAGCTAGAAAGAGAACGTGGTGCTGGTTTTATCGGCACCGATGAATACTGGCAGACTATCGACAAAACGATGGAACGCCGGTACCCGGAATACTTCGGGGAAGAAACGGAAGACGGGGGCGGCAAGCCCGTCAGTAACTCCGACAAGAAACCTGCCACTGTGGTTGCTCCGGCATCCCGAAGCCGATCCGCCAAAAAGATCGTGCTAAAGCAGTCGCAACTTTCGATTGCTAAGAAACTGGGATTAACTCCTGAGCAGTACGCTCGGGAATATGCAAAGACTTTGCAGCAGTAAGGAGATAAATCATGGCTGAGCAGAAAGAAACTAGACTTGCACGCGAACTTGAAACCCGAGAAGTAACTGAACGTCCCAAAACTTGGGCACCGGCATCAACCCTGCCGGAACCCGATAAGGAACCCGGTTATGACTATCGGTGGGTGCGTGTTTCGACACTAGGCCAAGCTGACGCACGTAACATCAGCTCGAAGTTACGTGAAGGATGGGAAGCCGTTCGTATCGAAGAACAACCCAAATTTAAGCTGCTGGTAGACCCCGACAGTCGTTTTAAAGACAACGTTGAGGTCCAAGGCTTGTTGCTCTGCAAGATTCCGTCTGAGTTTATGGATCAGCGCCGTGAGTATTACGCGACAAAGACCAGAAACGCATCAGAAGCTGTAGACAACAATTTCATGCGCGAGAACGACCCTCGTATGCCGCTCTTCCGTGAGCGGAAATCGAAGACCTCGTTCGGGCAAGGTAATTAAATCTTAGGAGTCTGACATGGCTTATCCTTCCGTTAGTGCCGCTTACGGCATGATCCCGGTCAATTTGATCGGCGGGCAGGTATTTGCCGGTGCTACTCGCCAGATCCCGATCTCTGCCAACTCTGCAACTGCCATCTTCTATGGTGACGTTGTTAAGTTGAACAGCGACGGTACTTTGGACAAGGACACTGGTACTGATACCGCGACCCCTGTG